ATCGGTAGGCGAGAATCATGGCGATCGCTATAGCCGTCTCTGAGTCGTGATTACCGCGAGCCATAACCACCGAGACATTCGAGTGCTTCTCTAGCATCCGGGTAATCCCGTGAATCATCGTGTCCGCTGCTTTGCGCATGATTAACTCGATGCGTGAGTCGGTATCCATCGGCGTGCCGTTGGCGGTCTGCGGATACGGAATAGAGCGATCAATATGTGTGAAGTCTCCGACGTTTATTAGCATTGCGTGTTCTGCGGCCGGTGCTGACTCGACCAGAGAATCTATAGCTTCGATTATCTCGGCAGATGCAATCTTGGAATCAAAGTCTCGGCCCCGGGTCTCTTGTCCCGACGCCTTCATGCCGATATGCGAATCGCCGATTATGATCGTCGGTAATAAATCCTTCGATTTACCCTTTGCGGACGGCTTATGGGTCTTTTTCGCTTGAATTACCTGCGAGTTCAACTGCTCGACGAATGCTTTCAGCGCTTCTTCTTTCTCGGCGGTCTCTAGCTTGCGGCGAGTCTTTAGCCACGCCTTATTTCCTGACCCGTCCTCTAAATACAGGCTGCGACCCGTCACATACTCGCCTTCCGGGACGTGCGCCGTTGCATCCCACGCATCACTGAACCCGGCCGCAGATGCGTATGCTTTTACGCCGGAAACGATATTGCGCACTGTCGCTGGCGTGATCCCGAGCTTTATCGCGGCTCGTGATGCGTTCCTGTCGCTTCTTTCCCATTCTTTTACGACTTCGAGCTGGCGATCTGTCTTCGCGTAATCTTCGAGCTTACTCATTGCTGACCTTCTTTGTAATACTTCAGATCGGTTTGCAGGATCAGAACTTCTTTTTGCAGCTCTATTACTTCGTTTTCTATTTTTCGTATATCTGGAAAAATATAGTTATTCTGATTCCCTCTAAGACTTCGCGCTTCTTGAGCGTTTACATCTATGCGCTCACTAATATTGGCATAACCCCAAGTAGCAAGCGCGACAATAGACACAATCTGCACCAGCCAGACTATGCTTAGAGTTATCTCTGATTTATCGTTTAATTTCGGCGTCGCCATCGCTTACTTTTCCCGGGCGACGTTGCGAGCTTTCTCGTAGCTTCTCATGCCGCCGAGTCCGAGCATTCCGAGCAGAACTGGCATCATGGTATCCATTTCAATGAGATCGAGTCGTATGTCTACTCCCGCGAACTCCATGCCGAGATTGATAAACGGGATCAGAATAAAGTTCAGCAGCATGGCTAGCGAACACACCCAGCCAATACTTGGGCGCCACCCTGCTACGAAAAGTGACGTATGAGCAGCCTCTACGGCGTTTAACTGTATCTGTGCCTTAGCTTGCTCGTTGGCTTGCTTGTCGGCAATTGTGGCTATCTCATGCGCGAGAGCTGCTTTCTGGTCTTTGTCTTCGACGAACTTATCGAGCAGCCCGGTAACTGGTGCGACTAGAGATTGTGCGAGTTGAAGAATCATGTGCTGCTCCTACAATGCGACGCCGAGCATCGCCACTATGCAAAATAATAAAATGGCTCCGATAAACCCGAACCCGAATAAATCGATGATAAATCTTCGTCTCTCGGCGGCAGCTCGAACTGCGTTCATTCTGGCTTGTCGTATCCGGGAGCGCTCTCGCATCATGTCGATATAGAACTGCTCGCCTGGGCCATAGATCATTATGATCTCGCGGAGCTGCCTCTCTAGCTCGTTCGCCCGGTACTTGGCGCTAACAATCGCCAGTGCTTCAGCTTCTACGCTTGAGCCGTTTAAGAGCTTTCCGACTGCGCTAGTGTTCGCGTGCTTTGTCTCCAGCTCCGAGATCGTATCCTTTGCCGAGTAGAACTTGCCGATCTGCTGCATTAGATCGTTTACTTCGTGACCTTTAGCAACCGCGCCCTGAACTAGATTAAAAGCCCGGGACGCGATACTCACTGCCGCAGTTATCTCGGCAATCATGAATAGACTTTGATTTTGCCGGGATCGACCAGCTTCGGAACACAATACGCAGCGACTTTAGTCGTATTATGTTGAACGCCTCTCGCCTCACGCTTCCCCGATACAATCTGAGCAGCGAAATAGTTGCAGCGATTTATATCGAAGAAGAACATGGGTTCGCGGTTTGATATTATCTCTCCGTTCACCACAATCATAAGCATAAAGGCGTGAATCATTCATATTACTCTGGAGCGACTTCTTCAACTGGAGCTTCCGCGACTTCTTCCGCAATTGCTTCAACTGGCTCTGTAGGCCAAGTTACTTCGTTGGGAAAACTTTCTTGGCTCGGCAAGTCTCTAAGTGCTTGGCGATACGTTGCCCATGCTGCTTTATCTACCGGAGCGTCTATTACTTGCGTCCAATCGCATGAAGTCAGTTTAGCGTCTCGCTCTATGCGAATCTTACTAGCAGTTCTATCATTAGCGCTTGCTAAATATTCAGCGTCTCTTTGCTTTTTTTCAGCCGCCTCTTCAGCGGTAAAAGGAATATTTCCATGTACTGTCGCTCTATAATATGTCATGATTTTTTCCTAAGATATTTTTAAACCGTAAAGATAAGCTGTTCCACTAGCAGTGCCTGAAGCAGGTAAAAAACGTAAGCCCGACACACCTTTATCAGCAATGCAAGAACCCTGACCAATTGAATTCCAAAATTGACTTAAATTTCCTCCACTGACGTAGTTGCTTGTTGCTTCTACAAAAAATTGATTGTATGCGGTATTTTGGTTTGCATTATAAATTATAATTCTTGCAGCCGAAGGAAAATTACTATTATTACTTTGATAATTTGATAACGTTATGCGGCTATTATTGTTTCCATTTTTACCGTTATAACCACTGCTGTCGCTGCGAGTATTTGCAAAATGATAATAATAACCACTGTTTTGATAAGTGCCGTTTAATTTTAAATAAGCTCGTAACTCCTCTTGGTCATCAGACGGCATATAGTCATTTAGTATAATCATATAGGCCTCGTGACTTCCGTAAGTCCACTCAACATCTATTTCAGAAGCTCCGCTTGCAGTGATAGCTGAAATATATTCCCAAGCTCCACCACCCACATCAGCCCAAGATGCTATGCTTCCATCTGTTGTTAGATATTTATCTGCATTGCCTGACTGGTCTGGTAAAGCGTCAACGTCAGCCCAACTTTCATCTGTTCCGTCAGTTGTTAGAAACTTGCCTGAGTTTCCTGTTTGCGTTGGTAATGCGTAACCTAAAGCAGTCCAGTCTGCCGATGCGCTTGGGTCTGTTGTACCGCTTGTGGCAGTGTTAGCTCGATACGACTTGAAATCTATTGGCGAGTAAACTACATCGCCTTCATCGTAACTTGTCCCGCTTACCCATTCTGTTGCATTAGAAGCAGCTTCAGCAGCAGCTTGCGATGCAGCGGCAGCAGTTGCAGCGTTTGATGCTGTTGTTGCGTCAGCGTTTACGCCAGCGATGTCTGTGTTCATCGCACCGATTGAAGTGTTTAGCTCACCCTGCATGACTACCAGAGCAGCCAAGAAAGCGTCGGCACGGGTAACGAATGTTGCCGGAGCATCAGTTCTGGCTGGCGCTACCGGGAGCGTGCTTATAGTTGGTATTGTCATATTAAACCAGTCCTTCGATCTCTAGCGAGAGTCGTGAAATTGTTGGATTCGAGAGAATTATATCAAATTCGCGGTAGTAGCCGTAAATCACCAGATCGTCGTTGTTATCTTCAGCGATCCAGACTGCCGGAGTAGTCCGCAGCGACGAGAGAGTCGCATTTGCTTGCCCGATCTGAGAAGTATCGAGAACGACATCGACCTCCATCTTATCTGCATACGGCCCGTCGGTAATTGTCACCCGGCCCTGCGCGTCCGTCGTCTTTGTCGAGTAGTCGATAATCGATAGACTTGCGCCGTGCTGAGATAAACCGAGATCAGCAAATTGCCCCATTACTAGAGCGCCGATCTTTGCGTCTGCGCTGGCATTTATCGTGACCTCTATACTCGCGTTCGCGTATGGCGGCAGATCCGTAATGGCGAGTTGATCTTTTCGGATAATCGGCTCAAAAAAGTATGCGTACCAGTCCTGAATGCCCGAATAACTCGTCATATTGAAAGTTTCATCGTAGACCACGCCTTCGACTGCATCTGTCACCGTGACTTCGATGGTAGTAGCTTCGACGTTCAGAAACGCCATCGAGTTTACTACTGTGGGCGATTGCAGAGTCGTAACTATCTGCGTCGCCTGAACCGTCTGGTCTTGGACTATGGCGTCGAACATCTTCCAGCGGTTCGTGCTAGAGACTTCGAGCCACCATGTGCCGTCGTCAGTTGTCGGATCGTTGCCGACGTTAGCCGCTTGCTGCGACTCGTAGATCTTGTGATACCCAGTTGTAACGATAACCCGGTCACCGTCGGCGTAAGTAGTGCCGCCAGCCCATGCCGCGTAATCGTTCTCTGGCACGTCAGACGATTGGAATACCGTGTCGTCGATCGTGACTGGTCGAATTATCTTCATCTTATGCCCTCACTGGCGGCAAACCGTTCTTGTCCCAGCGGTCGTTGAGTCGGTAGAGCTTCTGAGTGTTTCTCGCCACTGCGATCATTACGTCTTCGATACTCTGGCGCAGTCCGCTCATCTCGTCCGCTACTGAGTCAGATGCCCGGGCCTGTTCTGCGGTCTGTACGCGCTCTCCGGCGTGCAGTTCTGCGACGTAGCCGTCGTATGGAACCATATTTAAGCCGTCTCTGTGTCCCGGTATTGGCCCCATCTGCGGATATTGCTGCGGCCCCATATTCGACGGACTTTGAGCGTTTATAGTATTTGAGCCGCCAGTTAGCGTTATGGCGTCATTATTAGCTCCTGAGACTGTCAGAGTATTGATTCCGGTCGTGAGGGTTGTTATCGCTTGCTCCGCGGCTTCAACGCTTGCCGTCGCGTTCTCCGCAGCGGCATTAACAGCATCTTGACCAGTGTTCATGGTTAATAAGTCGACCAGATCCATTCCAGTCGTCTGGACTTTATCTTGCAGAGTTCTACTTTTATCTGCCAAAACGATGCGGCCCATCTCTGACGCCACGTTGTCCATAATAGTTGAAGCAGTGCCATCGCCGATTATTTCGTTTAGCGCCTGATCGCTAATCCCATTTCTGGCTCCGACCGCTTTAACCCATTCGGCAGCGTAGTTATCCATCTGCTTCTCGATGGTCGTGCCTTTCTCTTTGCCCTCTTCGACGAACGTGCCAAGAACCGTTCCCGGGCCTGAACCTTCTACTCCGAGACCGCTGAACGTGTGACCGCTGAGATTGACATCGAACCCGGCTTCTTTCGTGAGAGCCGTCAAAGCTGCGTCTATTTCTCGCAGCGGCTTGACTGACGCTTCGGCTTGAGCATTGGTCGCGTTCTGCTTAAAGCCCAGCGGAGCAAATCCAGACTCGAATGCGTCCATCTGGAATATGTTGTCGTCGCTCATTCCTCCAGTTTTCGCCATAGTGAGACCAGCGGTAGACGTTGGAGTACCGCCGCTATCGAGAACTGAAGCCAGAGCGCCGCCAGCGAGAAGTGCTATTCCTCCCGGCCCGAGAAACGCTAGAGCGCTTGATGCCGCGCTACTTACCGCTGCCCCTGCTTTAGCTAATCCTGCCGCTACTGTAGCGCCAACTCCACCGCCCCCGGCAGCAGCCCCACCAGCAGCGGCGGCTCCACCACCAGTAGCCGCAGCACCGACTGCCGCATTAGCAGCCATTGTGCTAGTGCCAGCCGCGATTGCAGATCCAGCAGCAGCGCTACCAGCAGCCGCAGCACCGCCGCCTATAGCGCCGCCAGTTAATACCGACGCCGCTCTCGATGCGAGACCAGCTATAGAGCTTCCAATTGATGAGAATATCCCGCTAAACATCGAGCTGATCGAATTTCCGATTCCGCTGAATGTCCCGGTCATTATGTCCGCGATCTTAGACGCTGCCCAGTCGGCGAGCATTTGCAGAATCATATTCTTAAAAGTCTTGGCTATATTGTCGAATGCGTCTCGACCGTTCTCGAATAAATCCATAAAGAAGCCAGAGATCTTTCTTTTCATCTCTTCGTATGCTTTTTCTGCTTCTTCTGCGACTCGCTTTGCTTCCTTCTCGATAGCCTTCTGTGACTCGTCGTGCTGCTTTTCTAGCGCTTTCGCTGACTCATTAGCCGCATCGATTGCGGCTTTCTCTGCGTAGAGCTTCTCAGTTGCTGCGACTATCTGCTCGCCGAGTTCGGACGTTGCATCGACTCCGGCTTTCTGTAGATTGTTTCTGACAGCGATTTCGACGTTGCTCATATTCAGAGCTTCGGTCTCGTTGCTTATCTCGCCAAGTAATTCCAGAGTTTTAGTGCGTGCCGCTTCCGTCTCTGCCGCCAGCTCATTCGCTGCGACCGCTGATTCGTCTATTTGGATCGCGTAATCAGAGAGAGACCGATCCGCGTCCTGATAATTCGTATCAGCTAGAGACACTTCGGTATTCATAGAGGCCAGCTTGCCGTTCAATTCGTCTACACGGTCTCGACTTCTGGCGATTGAATCTGAGTATATATTTGTTCTGGTGTTTCCGGTCTGTAGCCCTTCCAGAGTCGTGCTGTACGTCTCGTTGAAAGTATCGAACGCATCTGTCGGGTTCTTTACCGCAGCAGCGACCGCAGCCATAGTAGCGACTGCCCTGTTCTGAACCCCGGTAAACATATCCATAATGGAGTTAAGAGCGCCGCCAACTGCTTCGAGAAGGAATATATTCAACTTCTCAAATCCGATCTGAATCCTGATTGCTGCTCTTTCTGCTGCCGCTTTTATTTTGTCGAAGTTCGAAATTATAGCGACTGCTGCGACGGCGATAGCTGCCGAGATTAATCCAATCGGATTCGCCTTTATGGCAGTGTTTAGCGCTAGAACCGAGACTCTCATCGCTTTGAAGCCGCCGAGAATACGCGTCGCGTTTGATCCGATAGTGAATGCCACGAACCCGGCAAGTGCAGCCCCGACACCAATAGTCAGAGCTTCGAGATTATTAGTAATCCCGAGAATCAGAGAACTCGCACCAGTTATTGCCGCAGCAAATATATTTATCCCGCCCACGTCGCCAATCTTGCGGAATAGCGCCGAGACGTTATCGGATAGATTAGAGAGAAGGCCCGGGAGCGCTTTCATCTGATCTTCCATCGCCGTGCCGAACTTAGTCTCGCCAATTTCGAGCAGATAGTTCTGAATCTCTGCCGAGCTGTTGCCGATCGTAGTCGTCACGCCCTGAAATGTCAGAGATACGTCGTCGCCCTGCTTCGATGCCTTAATACCGAACTCTTTCAGACGCTCGAATTCGCCCGTAGAGGCGTCCGCGACTGCTTCGATCATTTGCATCATGTCTTTGCCCATCGCGGCTGACGTGTTGCCATACGACCGCAGAGCGCGTTCTGACGGGTCTAGTCCCAGCGCTTTGAGCTTGATAAATCCTTCGACCGATTGATCGAGAGTAAATGGAGTCTGAGATGCGAACTTCTCCAGCTCAGAGAATGCGAACGCTGCGTCTTCGGTGCTTCCGGTCATCGTCTTGAGAGAGCCTTTCAATCTCTCTGATTCGGTAACCGTCCGAGCGAAGTTGCTTACCAATGCGCCGACGCCGAGCGCAGCCATAGCGCCGCCCAGCAGCTTGAATGCCGACGTTGTACTCTTGGCGCTTTTCGCCATGTCGTCGTTTGCGGCGTTTACCTTCTTGCTAGTCATCTGCCCGGTCGTGCCGAGCTGCTTGATGTCTTCGTTAGCCGCTTTGACTTGTCGAGT